GGTGTCGCCGCCCTCGGCCTCGCGCAGTTCCTTCAGCTTCTCGATGAGTTCGTCGAGGGTCATGTCAGCTCAGCCTCCTGCGGAAGACGAAGTCGAGAATCCGCTGGGCCTCCGACGCCGGCTCGGCCGGGACCGCGAAAGGACGCGGGAGCCGGCTCATGGTCGGGACCGCCTCGTGGGTGATCCACCGTCGGAGCTCGCGCCCGAAGGGCTTTCGTGTCCGCGTAGCGAACGCAAACAGGCCGGAGTCCGAGATGATGACGCACTTCTGGCGGCCGCCGTGGGTTTCGACGGTCCAGGTGGATCGCTCCTCCTCGGGGATGGCCCGGGCGAAGGACGACCCAGAGGCGAAGCCCAGGATCCTGGCGAGGTCCGAGGCGACGAACCAGAGGACGCTGTCCTCGTCGAGGAAGGTCCTCACCGTCTCGTCGCCGTAGCGCAGGGTGGTTCGGGTGCTGTCGATGATGGTCACTTCTTCTCCTTCTTCTCCGGGAAGCCCTTGACGTAGCTCTCGCTCCAGGCGCGGTCGAAGATCGTCCGGTCGGTCTCGGTGTAGGCGTACGTCTCGCGGACCTGACCGGAGGGGGTCTCGTCGAAGCGCTTGCCGGGCTCAACACCCCGCTCGGCCTTGTAGGCCTCCTTGACGTACCGTCCGAAGGCGGATGCGAAGCGCGTCGCCTCGTCCGCGGTGGCGCCCTTCTCGCGCAGGTAGTCCTGGATGTAGAGCGGTCGCGCCCCGGCTTCGATCTCGGGCGTATCGCCCATGGCGCGGGCCAGGACGATCCTCGCCTTGGCGTCCAGGTAGTCGTCGTCGATGATGCCACGGAACTTGCCGATGAGGTCGGCCAACCCCGCGGCCCTGGCCACGGCCTTGTCCTCGGCGCTCGGGGGTTGCGCCATCCGCGGGTTGATGGCGGCGCCCTCGTGGAAGTATCGGTCGAGAGCGTCGGCGGCCTCGCACTGGTAGGTGCGCACGAGCCCGCGGGTCTGCTCGTTCTTGACGCGGCTGGTGTCGATGGTGGCCAGCCACATGGTGAAGGTGCGCCGGTCGATGAAGGTCATCTCGCGACTCTGGTCATCTCCGGGCATCTGCGTGGGGATGACACCCATGCAGGTCCAGGCCTGGTTGCGCAGTCGCTGCAACTGGCCGGAGAAGTCCAGGCCGAGCGCCTCGCAGACGGGGCGCAGCGCGACGTAGGTGCCGTCGGCGGTGGTGTAGATGGTGGTGTCGTGGAACGGGACTCGTGTGAGTTCCTTCACGGGATCTCTCCTTCTTGGCGGTGTTCGGCGGGGCCGGTCGGTCTCGCGGGTCCAGGGTATACGACTCGGAGCGAGCCTGCAAGCGTAGGTTCGACCTACACATACCTTGCGGGGCCTGCTCAAAGTAACCACGTGTATGATGCATGTGGTTGCCCCTTCATACGAACAATGTGCGTATGAGGCCTGACTCACATGTTCAACGCCTCCGCCCTCGCACGCTCCCGGGCGTCCTTGCGCAGCTCGACATCCAGGACCTCGTCCAGCAGCCAGCGGTAGAAGCCCTCGGACCGCTCGGACCGGGACCTGAACGCCAGGCCGATCAGAGCCCGGGCCGACACCGCCCTGGCGTCGTGCACCCCCCGGCGCCCGGGCACCTTGAACCAGCGGATCTCGTTCTCGTCGAACCTGCGCAGCATGTTGGGCGAGTCCCTGTACCCCAGGGCCACGGCCACGTCCGCGGCGACGAACCAGGCGCCGTCATCATCGACGAACGCCCGCAGCTCATTCTTCTCATAGTAGAACAAAAGCATGGCTTCTCCTCTTTCTTCGTTGACCCGGCCGGGGCCCCGCGCTCAGCAAGACCCCGGCCGGGTCATCGTGGGATCAGAACGGAGTGGTCGAGCTGTCGACCGGCTCGTACTCCACCTCGTCGACCTGCCCCCGCGGGCTGCCCATCAGCGGGGTGCCGTCGGGGTTGAACATCGGCTGCCCCGTCTCGCGGTCCACGCGCTGACGGGGTGCGGCCACAGACGTCTTGATCGTGCACTTGCGACGCAGCATCAGCGCGAACAGGCGGTCGACAGTCGTCTTCAGCCCAGCCGCGTTGAGCATGGGCACCCGCTCACGCGGGTCCTCGCGCCACAGGTCCACAGCCTCCAGCATCCGCCGGAAACCGGGGTTGAGGACCCGCGTGGTCCGCCCCTGCTCCGTGCGCTTGAAGTAGAGGACCGTGTACCCCGGCACGACGACACCGTGGTCGGGGTCGTTGGCGTCGTCGATGGCGTACGTGAGGACGGCCATCGGCAAGCCCTTGGACGACAGTCGGCACTCGGTCTTCGTGACGACGGCGTTGTGGTACCCGGGCTCGGGGGCGCGGAACGAGAACTCCTCCGCGACCTCCACCTGGGACAGGTCGAGGCCGTCCAGGGCGGTGAGGTCCGCGCCGGACGTACCGGCGGCGGTAGCGGGGAAGGCGGCGAAGGGGTCGTTGTTGGCGGTCATGCGGTCTCCTTATTGGTTGTGGTGGTGCTGGTAGTGGCTTCGGTGTTGTGGGCGAGCATCCAGACCTGGCCCATGGTGGGGTTCTCCAGGAAGTCGGGGAAGTCCTTGACCCGACGCTTGGTGATGGCCCCCGGCAGGGCGAAGTCCGCTCGGACGGCGAACTTCCCGCTCTCCAACCTGCCCGACCTCATGTAGGCGACGAAGTCGAAGTTGGAGGGCATGTGCTTGTCGGACTGCTGGCCCCGGAAGGCCGGTCCGATCTCGGTCTCCCCGGTCACCGAGTTGGTGACCCGGGCGACGTGGGTGAGGGCCAGGAGGTTGACGCCATCGCATCGCATGAAGGCGTTGATCAGCGTCATGACGTTGTCGTAGGCGTCGGTCCACGGCTTGTAGTTGTTGCCGGGATTGGCCGTACGGGACTCGCCCACGATGAGCTCCTGGAGCTTGTCGATGGTGTCGAAGACGACGGTGCGGTAGGGGAAGGACCTACTGTTCATCGTGGGCCGGACGACCTGGGCGATGAACCGGTGGGTGTCGGCCCAGGAGTCCAGGTGGATGATGGTGATCCTGTCCAGTTCGCCCCATTCCCTCAGGGGGAGCGTGCCCCTTTCGAAATCGAGGTAAAGGACGGGGGACATTTCGGGGACCCTGGATGCGGTGGCCGAAAAACTCGTCTTTCCGCTGCCCGCCCCTCCGTAGAGGAGTACTGAGATATCCTTGAGCTCCTGCGGATCCTCGGCCGTGAAACCGGCTGCCGCGAGCATCTTATCAAAAGCCGACGTCGACATCACGCCGCCTCCCCGCCGTCGGCCTCATCGAGCGGAAACAAGGCCAGCTGCTTCCAGCCCGGCAGAAGCAGGGTGTCGACGAGCTCAGCGCCCTCGACACCGCGCAGGCGCCACAGGGCCACCAGGCGCTCCAGGTCATCCTCAGTGCGCAGGTTGACCTCCTCGCCCCGGCTGGTCAGCGTGCACTCGATACGGTCGTGCTTCCTCGTGCCAGCCGGACGAGTCAGCGCGAGGACGAGCGGCTCGGTGTCGATGTTGAGCTCATTGGTGATGGTCCACATCGTGGTGCTGTCCCCACACAGAAGCCGCACCTCCTCGCCATCGCTGACGATCAGGCCGGGCAGCCGCCCCATCCTCTCCAGGGCACGCTCAATGCCCCTGGTGCGAATCGCCGAACCCTTCATCGCGCCTCCCTGGCGACCCACTTGAGGACCTCGTCGTGGTAGCCCACGTAGGCCCGCGTCCAGCCCATCGACTCACTCCACTCGAAGATGGCGACGGCGCCGTTGTTCCCGGCGACCAGCGCCAACTGACGCCCGTCCTTGGTGTAGACGACCCGGTAGCGGCCCAGGTTGTTGCGGGGCCTGTCGAGCGCCCACCCCGCCTTCCTCAGCGCCTCTTCGATCATGCCGATACTGGTGATCACGGCATACCTCCCCATGCGGCCATGTCGGCCTCCTCCTTCTTCAGTCGCTTGCAGCGGTAGCAGCCGGGCGAGGACTCGTACTCCCCGCCCGACACCCCCGCTCCTTCCTTCTCCTCATTCCGGACCCGGGCCACGAGCTCGCTGAAACGGCCCAGGACGGCCTCGGCGACGGCCCGGCGGTACTGGAACACCAGCGTCCGGGCCGCGCCCGGCAGAACGTCCGTGGATGCGTCACGGGGGATTATGAGCAGGCTCGCCCGCTCCACCTCGTAGCCGTCGCGCTCCAGGGCGTAGCCGTAGAGCATCATCTGCGCGTAGTACTTCCACGCGGTCTCCCAGATGATCTTGTCGCGGTCCATCAGGACCGAGCCGTCCAGGCGGTTGTGCACCACGGAGGCGAGCCCCGCCATGCGGGCCTTCGACAGGACCTTCCAGTCGATGACCTCCCGCCTGACGGTGTCGAACAGGTCGACAGTGCCCCGGATCGGCCCGTAGCCGTCGATCTGGGCGACGTCGACCCGCTTCTCCACGAGGATCAGCCCCGCCCGCCCCTCCGGAGAGTTCGACAAGCGCTGCTGGGCGAGCAGGTGGAAGGCCGCGCCCAGCAGCGGGGCGAGCGGTGTGCCCGCCCTCTTGTCCTCGTAGGTTCCGCGGATCTTGTCGGCCAGGCAGCGCTCGCACACCTCGCCGAGCTCGGAGGGCCCCACGTGGCGCTGCCGGTCCCGATCCGTCGGGGCTCCGACGATCTCCAGGGCCCGGCCGGTGGCCTCAGAACCCCACATCGTCGACCCCGTCCTCACTCCGAACCCGCTGCACGAGGTAGGGTTCGCCGGGCTCGCAGGCCTGGGCGTAGATGTCGGGGAACCGCTCCTTCAGGGCCCCGGGGTCGATGACCTCCTTGTACACGCCCATCCGTTCGTCCGTCGACACGAGCCTCTCGTCGAGCAGGGCGGCGGCGACGAAGGGGCGGAAGTGCGACCGGCGGGTGAGCA